TCTGCAGCAGCAGTGTAATTAAACGAAGGAGAACCTACTAAGTCTAACATAGTTGTTTTCTTTTTATCTGACATCTTATTGGTCCTCTTTTTTCTGCTGTTGTCTGAATACATATCTATAAATAGTTAACGCATCTGGTTCAAGGATAGGTTGGTCTGGGTGTGCCTTATTCCAAGAAGCTAATTTTTGTTTAGCACCAAGCTTATTTTTATTGACAACATCTTTTAGTATTTCATTTTGAACTCTGTTACGTTGATATGTAATCTTATCTTCGTATTGTTTCTGTGATTGAATACCTCTAGTTGCTAACCTATTTAGATTAGAACCTAACAGTTTTGTAAACTTAGGTTGATTCCTTCTCATTGCACCTACAAGACCATAGTCATCTTGTTCATCTATGATTTCTGCTACACCATTCCATATTGACATTACATCATCTAGTATTACAGGGGTAACTATAAACCCAGCAGTATCCATTACACTTTCTGATGCCATAAAATCTGTTGCTACTCCCATCGCACCAACTGCTCCTAACTCTTCAATCGTAGGAGTTAATAGCTCTAACCAATAGTCAGTTCTTTTATAGTTCTCTTTACCACCTAACAAGCCAGGTCTTAGTTCTTCAAACTGATTGCCAATGTTTTCTGCTATACCTAATCCTAATGGACCGCTTGTTAAGTTTTTATCATACTGCTTTGTTGGTGCTAACTTAGATTTGTTCCAATCATATTCGTCTTTACCTGAAATTATATTCTGTATTAATTCTTTTGCTTGTAGAATAAACTTACCACCAATACCTGCACCTATAGCTAATCTTAATACTGGTAATACATTTCCTTCTTGAACTTCTCTTGTCAATACATCTTTAATAAGTTTAGCTTGTTTGAACCCAAATGTTTTTAATACAATGAACGGTCTAATCTGTGGCTCTGTCATAAACAATGGTTCTTTTAAAAGATTACGTTGGAGCTGAGAGTCTTTAGAAAACTTAACAGCTCCACGTTGTAACTCATTAAAGTTTAAATTCTTGCGGCCTGTCCATGTAACACCATAGTCATTAAACAATTTTCTTTTAGCCCAAGCAGTTCTTGCTTGACCTGCTAATGTATCTTTAATAATAGAATCTTTTACTTTCTTAGGTAAAGGCACCCCTTTTAACATTACTGATTCTCCATTAGCAACTCTGTTTAAATATCTCATTGTATCTATACCAATGGATGCTGAGGTTTCAAGATTAACTCTGTTGATTCCTTCAAACCCAGTAAGCCTTAGTATTTTTTCTAATGCTTGGTCTTTTAAACCATCTCCACGTTTTACTTTTCCTGATAATATTTCTAAAGTTTTTAAAAACTGTGTGTCTCTATGGAATCCCATTTCATTTAACATATCTTTTCTGTTACCAGAAACAAATCTTTTAGTATAAGAAGGTATACCTATTCTAAAATTAGACATAAGCAATGAAGATATTAAAGGTTGTGTTATATTTACAAGCGTAGCTAAACCACCACCAATCTTTGTAGCTACCTGAAAGTCTACCATGCCTTGTATAAATTCTTTATTCTTAAAGTTTCTCATTGGGTCTAACTCAATAGAGCCACTAACTCTACTAAGTAATTCTGTAAGAACATTTGCAGTTTCATCATCCCTCTTAAGATTACCAACTTTACCTTTTCTTATACCATCTACTAACCTTAAAGCATCATCAAAGTTTTCTCCAAAGAATCGTTTAGTTGCTATTTGATTTGCTGCTTGTTCTGCGTAGCTCAATACATTAGCTACCGCATTAGTTTCAAATATATCTAAATCATATGTTTTTCCAACCCAACTAATATCAGCACTTCTTGTTTTAGAAATATTATTAAATGGTCTAGTAGCAGTTTGTATAATATGCCTATCCATATCAGCTAATACTAATGCATCATCACCTTTATAATGACTTCTTATTGTTTCAAAATATTTTCTAATACCAGGGACATCTTTGTTTTGCTCTATAATTTTATCAATTTTATTTGACAACCACTTAGCGCTATCTTTATCCATAGACATTTTTGATATACCAGTATCATAGGACATCAAGTCAGGTCTTTCTTTCATGATACCAGCTCGTACATCTTTTATAATATCTCTGATGTCACCACGCATAAATCTTGCAGCGTAAGCTTCTTCAAACCCTACAACATCTAATCCTTCTTGTCTTAACATATTATATAAGTCATTGTATATTAATCTTAATTCTTTTGAAGCTTCACTCATCGTACTGTTGACACCCTTATTCATCTCTAGTTCACCAGTAAGTTTTGCCATAGCTTCTTTGTCATTCGTAATCTTTTTATCTAGCAATCCTTTAGCTCTTAACCTATTGGCAATTTGTCCAACTATAGAACCCTTAAGATTAGTATGGTGTTCAATGTTGTAAGCCATGTATCTAGCTTCAGGGGTAACACCAGGTTTTGCTAATCTTTTTTCTACACTTCTAAGTGATTCAAAGATAGTTCTTTTTTTACCAGCAAATGTAAATCCATCTAGTGTTAGTTTATCTATGGCTTTTTGTATTGCACCAAAGGTACCACCCATATAATTACGTTGAGATGCTCGTTCTAATACTGCCATATCTTTTGCCATGTCTTCTAAGTTCATACGTGTATCAAGCTTCTTGTTTACTTGAAATAATTCTTTGTTTGTTAACGAACCAAACCCTCTGTCTTTATTCCCTAAATTCTTAGGTCTCTTACCACCACGTAATGAAAATAAAATAGTTCTTATCTCATCATCATCTACAATACCTAGGTTGTTTAGTTTATCACCAATAGATTTTACTAAAGTAAATCGTGGAGACTTGACACTTTTTTCTATGTTAAACTTTTCATAAAACTTACTTTCATCAATGACATCAGTTAAGGTGCTGTTCTCTTTTCTAAATATAATCCTTCCTTGCTTGTCATATTTTTCTATGAATACTCTAGCACCATCATCATCGAAGAAATCTCTTTTAAAGAAATCATCTATCTTTTTTGTTTGTAAAAATTCAGCTGCTTGTTTCTTAATTGCATCAGGTCTATCTATAAATTTAACTGTAGATTTATTACCAAAGGTTTCATTGGTTTCATCAATAAGTTTCTTTTGGCTTTTAATATAACGTCTTGCTGCTACTCCAGAAAGTCTAGCACCTGCCAACACTCCACCTACTACTGCAAAATCTTCAGGGCTAGGTAATAATTCACCTTGTTCCCAAGCATAAGGAGCAGTAAAACCAAAACCTTCACCTAATCCTTTAGCTATAGCAGATGGAACTTTACCTTTAACTGTACTGGATGCAGCTATACCAGTAGCTCTACCGACAGGGAAAGATGCTGCACCTACCAATGCTTTATTAAATACTTTAGAAAACTCTACATCGTCTCCTGTTACTTTTTGATTTAGATATTCGTGAGTACCACTAACCAAAGCAAAACCAGAAGAGTCAAATACAATTCCATCTCCTTCTTCTAAAAATGCTTTCTTTAATTTTTTGTTTGCTCTTGCTAGGTAGGTAGGATTTGCACCATTATCTGCTAGTGTCTTAGTAGCAGTATTAATATTGTTTTTCATTTGCTTTCTTAAAGCTTGTTGTTTAATAGCTTCTTTAGCACCAGTCTTTATTACCTGTTTACCAAGAAATCCTCCTGCAAAGTAAGTAGGTAAGTCCATAGTGAATCCTACAAGAGATGCACCAACATCAAATAAAGTACCACCTTGGAATCCAGATAGGTCATACTTCTCTCCTCCAAATAGTTGACTACCAACTCCAAAAATACTTCTGTTGTACCCTTCTTTCCATAATGCACTCATGAAGGAAGGTGTTTCTAATCGAATAGGCATCTTAATAGATGCTGTGGGTGACGGAAGATAAGATACTTCTTGACGTTCCGTAGGTTGATGTCCTGGCTGATGTGGCATTACTGCCCTAGTAGTTGTAAGATTTCATCTAAGTAATTACCTTCTTTTAATCTTTCTTCAACTTTGTTTATTTTGCCTTGAATATTTCTTTGTCTTGCTTGATTTATTTTTGGATTAACTCTTGTTCTTGATTCAACTTTTGCTAATCTTTTTTCTAGTTTTCTAAGTTTATCTATATCGTTTCTTCTGGTGTCATCTACAAGTCTACCATCAGAATAAAGAGATGCTGTTCGGTCATAATCTCCAACTCCTGGTCCACTCAATTTTAAACTATCTAAAAGCATTAATACTTCATTGCTAGATGTATCTATGTCTAGTTCATCTAATTGTTTTATAAGTAAATCTACTTCTTCTGGTAACTGTTTTATTTCTTCTGTTGTATATCTACGTTCTACATAATCAGAAGGGTCAATTAGTAATCCAGATATACTATCTAAAGTATTTACAATAGGGTCAAGCTTTTCTGCTGGGTTGTCACCAAGAACATCAGGACTCAATGCAGATATATCTAAATTTTCTAATGTCTTAATATAGTCTTCACCTAATCCTAACTCATCTATCTCTGTTAACAATGATACTTTCTTTGCTTTGCTTTTGGCTTCTTTGCTTTTGGCTTCTTTGCTTTTGGTTTCTTTTTGCTTTGGTCCAAACGCTGATAATGCATAGTCAAATTGATTTTTAAAATTTGTCTCATAAAATTTTTGATTATCTAATAATTCTACATTTTTAGCTTCTAATTTATTTATGTCGTTACTTAGTTTAGTGTATGTTATATTAACAGGTAATTCTTTATTACCTACATTAATTGTTAGTCCTCCATCGTATGCTGTGTATGCAGCGTCTCCCTTTCCCATAATTTGTGGTTCTATTGCTCGTAATTCTTCTTCTGTAAAATCTTTATAGTTTGATTTAAAATCAACTTGTAACTGTTTATAATTTTGAAGTAATCTACTGTTTGTATTATACATTAATAAATCTTGATTGTATTTTTCAGTAACTGCACTTGGTATGATATTACCAAATGATTTCATCTTACTCTCAGCAAGTGTTCTTGCTTTATCAGAGTAATAACTATCAGGCCTTATTTTGTTGAATGTTTCTACAAGCTCTTGAGCTCCGCTTGTTGTTGATATATCTTGCATTATCTTTTCTTCAGATTCAATAGTAGCAAAGTCATACTTGGCTTCCATACCAGCAACAAGTTCGGTTAATCCCATTTGTTCTGCTATTTTTCTTTTATCTGAAAGATTATCAAAGTTCTTTTCAAACTGCATAAACAATTTATAGTCAGATTCTTTTTGTTTTATAATTCTTTGTTCTTGCTTTACATCTTCTGCTGCTTTTATTTGTTGTTGCTGTGCTCTCTCAGCAGGTGTACCAAAAATATCTTCAATAATATTGCTTCTCTTATTCTGTGTTACATTTATATTTATTGCTCTAGTTAATCCATTTGCCATAATAGTCCTCAATCCTCGTAATCGTCTTGGTTTTCATTATCTCCAAAGGTAGTTTGATACCAGTTGTTAAACACTTCAGCTGATGGGTAATCCCCATTTTGTTCAAAGTATCCACGTACATAACTATTAGCTGATGCTAATTCATTCTGACTTAATCCAAAAGAATTTATAGTGGATTGTAAGTATGCTGGGTAATCTTCAAACTGACCGCCAGAATCTGGTAATGCATTTACTGCTAAGTCAGGCTGTGCTTCTATAACAGATTCAAACAATCCAGCTAAGTCATCTTGTAGTTGGCCTATAGAGCCACCAATAATAGAATCAACTTCACCTAAGTAAGTAGATTCATCTGCTAGTAACTGTCTTGATAAAGCGTTCTCTAATAAATCAGTAGCTTCTTGTTGTTGCCCTGCTCTTCTACCACTCATTAGTCCAGAAGTACTACCCGCTTCTGACATTCCTAACAAAGAACCTGCTTCTCTTGAAGCACTTTTTAATGTGTTTCCAAATAAACTACTTCTATATTCTTGCGCATTTGAAAGTTCACTACCAAGGTTTGCTAATGCATCTGAATATCTAGCAGCTCCTGCTAGTTCTAGGGCTTGGTATAAAGCATTACCTGGTTCTATTTCATTGTAATTAAATCCAGCTAATGCTCCAATCTCTTGAATGCTTAGAGTACCATCGCTTAGAAACTTTTCATATTGAGCTGCCTGTGATGGTGGTAATGCTTGTAAGGCAGTTTGAATTAATTGTGATGGGTCAGTAGTAAATCTTTGCATACCACTTGAAGTTGGGTTTGCTCCTTCTGGTGCATCTCCTGATGGGTCTGCTGTGTCTTGGTCCCCACCTTCTTGGTCTACATCATCTGGACTAAATCCAAATGACAATGAGTCTGGGTTTTGTAACCCCATGTTATCCATCTGACTATTAAAATAATTTTGTTGTATTGGAGACTGAGTTTTTATTGGAGGTAATGATTGATTACCTAACGTAGAAAAGTCTGTATTAACAGGGGTAAGCATACTGTTACTGCCAAAAGGATTCTGAGCATTAAGGTTGCTTCCATATTGTTCTTGTCTTCTACTTCTTAAGTTTTCTAAAGGTGCTACTCCTAATAATCTTTGTAGTTCAGTTGCCATTAGTTGGTATCCTTATTTATGTTAGATGCAGAAAAAATATTATCTAAATCAAATCCATATTGCCCATATGGGTAGAAAGATTGATTGTTTTTACCAAGATTGCTTAATGACATTGACTTAAATAAATCTAAGTTATCTCTATATAGCTCTGGGTTCTGATACTTACTTACTTCTTTTATATAATCTCCTGGGTCTTCATAGTATTCTTTGAATTGATTTACTAGTTCTCCAGTACCTTCTTTAACTAAGGACAACAAATCTCTCATGTTATCTCCTGAGCCAAACTGTCCTTTAAAATCTATACCTTCAAAGCCTTCTTTTAATTTATCGGAAACTTTTTCAAAAGCTTCACTCTCACTAATAGCTTTTAATGCTTTATCTACTCCAACTTTTTTAACAGCATTCTTAAACTGTAGCCCTTCAGTTAGTTGCCTAGTCAAATCTCTTACCTGCATATCTGCATTATTTGCAGCAGCTTTTAAAAACTGTACCTTATCTGTATCAATACCACCAATAGCATCACTTCTTCTTTTGTCTAATATAGCACCTTGAATTAAAGTATTGAATGCGTCATCTATTTTAGTAGGTGTGGCAAGTGTGATAACATCTGCAATAGCAGCAAGTGGTCCTAAATTTCCAGCATTAGCTGCCTTCTTTGCTCTTGCATTTACTTGTCTTTCAATTTCAATAGTGTCCTCAGCTTTTACTTTCATTAAATCTAATAGCTGACTATACCTACGATTACTGTATTTATTTTGTTGTTGGAATTTTCCTCTTACACTATATGCCATTATGCTTCCTTACGTAAAGATGTGTGTTAAAATTTACAAATTTTCCCTGTGTCAAGTCAAGGCCAACAGACGTAAACAACCTGTTACTTTGGTATGACATTGCTTCCATCCGCTGTTTGTTCAAATTCATCTGCTTTTGTGTTAGAATCTCCTGCTGCTGGGACAGCACCATAAAACTTTTTACCCTCAGCTATTCTAACTCCATCCTTAAAAACTTTAACTGCATTCTTTGATGGTGCTTTTACATCAGAATGTTTTGCAAATGTTTTAAGTTCTTTTATTTCAGGACTACTGAACTCTAACTCAAATAGTTTTCCAAATTCTTTTCTAATTAGTTTTAATCTACCTCTGTGATATGTTACTATCTCTTCACCATTCCTAAGTTGGTCTTTTGATACAGGCCCTTTCTTCAATGGTTTATTCATTATCTAATTCCTTTTCTTCTGTATACAACACTTATATCTTCTAGTTCAAAGTCTGCTTCTGCAGTACCAGTAATTTTAAACTGCATAGATTTACAATTCTCTACTGTTGTAGGAACAAAAGATGTTTGCGTCATTGTACCACTATTACTTAATGCAGTAGTTGAAAACTTGTTTGTTACTGGAAACGCACCGCCATCATATGCTACTGCCAATGTTAAATTGTCTCCAGCCTTATGTGTTACATATACTTTCTGTAATCTTTTATCAGATGAAGGCACACCAAAGTCATATTCTTTTGTTTTGATTTCTATTGTGTGTAAAGTTGAGTTTGTATTAAATCTTTTCATCTTACCTGTTTCATCCATTACACATAGCTCTTGATTAAAGGTTATAAAGTTTGTTGTTCTGTCATCAACAAGAACATTATCTTCTGTGACATTTATAATAGATTGAGTAGCTATGTCATAGACATATCCTTTAATATCACTACCACCATTTAGATTAGCATCTCCTAAAACAAGCACTTGATTTCTTTTTGGTATAAATCCAACCTGCACCTTCTCAGCGTTTACATTAGCTACCCAAGTGTTATCATCAATCGCATTAGAAAGCTTTGCTATGGTATCAAAGAATGCAAATAAACCGTGTTCATTTGCCCATATTAATCCTAAGTCTGTCTTTACTACAGCTCCTGGACTTGATAATCCTCTGTTCTCAAACTCTCCAATTACACTCCAGTTTGCATCAGAGCCAGATGTTATATCTATAATAAATAATTTATTCTTTTTAAATACAAACAGCTTGTCTTGGAACTCCATTAGTTTTACAATCTCATCACCATCGTTGGTTCCTATATCTAAGAAATATGATTGTGGAAATGTATCATATCTTCTAACTGGAGTATATTGTATTCTATCTCCTAGCTTTCTATTTCTACCAGTTCCATCTGGGTAAAAAACATTCCCTACAAATGCACGTTGATTGGCAACCACTGCTGTATCATATCTATATGCGGTTGCTTCATGAAAAGATAATGCAAACTCTTCTAAGTCATATCCATTAATATTAGTATATGTTAGAGAGCTAGGGTTTTGTAATACGTAAGCATAAAACTGGTTAGCTCCTGCATTTGCATCTCCTTCTTTAGGGTCAGAAGTATGGAAGTGAGTTCCTTCATCTTGAAGGACATCGAAGTCATCACCTAAAGTAGTTCTTGAGCCTTGTTCTAAATCTACATCTAATATTAATCTAAACTCATCATCTAAATCATTAAAGTTTTTAACGTATACTCTAAAGCCTTGTATAAATTTACTCATACCTGCATCTGCTATAGCTGCAGAAGTTAGTATGACTTGTCCATCTGATACATCTACTGTGCTAGAAAATTTAGAAATTTTAGATTCTTGCCCATCAACATAAACATAACTTATTCCTACAATATACTTACCTTCTGCCCATAAACCATCTGCTTCTCCACTTTGTGGGGTTACTGGTTCTACTGCCACCGTAATATTTTTTGTATTAGGGTTTCCTAAGTCGTGGTATCTATCTGCAGGAGTGCTGGAGTTAGGGTCTTTTGTATCACTTGATAAAGCCGATATATCATTAGTCATATCAGGCACTACTAACAAACTAGTAGTAGCGTGATATGCTGCAGCTGTACTTTCATACACACCAGTTTTTATAGGCAGTGGTACAAATGCTGTAGTGCTTGAGGTAGTATTTGCTTTATCTTGTACTCTCAATCCACCATTAGCATAATAGTATACAGGTTCTGTATTAGTAGGGTCAGCGTCAGTATCATCTAGGTCAAGATTAAATTTTTCTGCCATAGTGTGTGCTGCATTACCTATAAATACTTCTCCACTTCTTTTAGTGTAAGCAATATATTGTCCAGCAGTAATACCTGATGATATATCTTCATCGGTTCTAAAGCTGAATAACCCTGCTCCCGATACGATGTTTCCACCAGTTGATACACTTATCTCAGTGCTACCTGCACCAAATGTATCTGCTTCAAACTTACCAGGTGTTTTAATTCTACCTACAGAACTGACATCTATGTTCTTAGCTTCTGCTAAGAATCCTTCAGGTAAGTCTTTCTGTGAGTCTTTGTTATTAACTCCACCATCGTATCGTTGTATTAGTATTCCTTCTTTTGCCATTATGCTTCCTTATTGTCCACATCCACATCCACATTCACAATTCATATCTCTCTCCTATTTTTTGTCTAGTGCTTTTTTAACTTCACTCCAAAGCTTATCGTCTAATTTATTAGATGACTTAGCTACTAGCCAGTCTCCTAAATGCATTAGGATAGCTTTGATTAATTTCTCTGTACCTAAACTAGTAAGTACTTTGCTAATTATTACGTTCATTGTTATCTCCTGTTATTTGTTACTTTTCAATACCTGCAACCTAATATCTTCTATGATTGTATCTTCATCAAACTTCATAGATATACCAGGCTCAAATCTTTTTACTTCTTTACCATTCTCTAAAACAATAATGGTTGGCACTACGCTAATGTTCCATTCTTTTGCTATAGTAGAACCTATATTTTTGTTCTCAATATCTATCTCTGCTATATAACAAATCTGATTTAGGCTTTCTATACGAACTCTATTTTTATAATTCCAATTAGCATTCACCTGCACTACTGAGCAATTATATACATTTAATAACTGTACTTCTTGGAAACTATCCAAAGAAACTGATTGCGAGTATAGCGATGAAGTAAAGAGTCCAAGACCCAACAACCACATACTTATCCATTTTTTCATAATCCATATCCTAATTACTGTTCATATTGAGTAGAGTTTCATTAATACTTCTCGTATCTTTTTTAATGTCATCTACTTTGTCTTCAAGTTTTTCTACCTTCTCTTCAGTATTCATAATACTGTTACGTATCATCTGGTCTTTTAAGTCATACTCTGTTCTACTTACTGGTGGCTCAGGAAGCTCTTTAGCTTCTTGAATATCAGCTTGTATATTAAACCATAACCCAACGACCATAAATATTGTAACAGAAATACTTATAAGCGTTTCTAAACTAAATGTAAATTTACTATCTTTACTTACTTCCATTGTATTCTCCTACCATTTAACTTTGTCTGCCCAATATGCAGCGCTTAGTTTACCTTTTTTTATATTTTTACCATGTCTTGCTTTGAAACTTTTTCTTTTTGCTTTCATCTTAGCCGACTCGCCTTTCTTAGGTTTACCAGCAGTACTAGCACCTTGCTGCCCAAATCGTATAGTCTTTATTACTCCACCTGATTTGGCAACAACAACATGAGATTTTTTAGCATGGCCAGGAGTGCGCTTAGGTTTATTAAAACCAGAGACACCTGCCCTTTTTAATCTTGAATCTTTTTTTAAAGCCATATTATAAATCCCCCTATGTTTTTATCTACCAGGTCCTCCACCTGGTTCATGTGTTCCGCCTACTAATTCAGACATCTTATATGGTGCTGTACCTATTTCTAATAATACACTGGGTGTAGTATCAGTACCACTACTTGAATACCCACTGATAGAATTATTGCTTCCACCTAATGTATCAAAATTATTACAAGCATCTCCATCTCCAGTTCCAAAAGTCATGCCTTCTGTTCCAGTACACAATCCTTTTAAACTTATATTAGTTGTTTGCTGTACATCAGTAGCTTCACCTACAGACGAACCTGCATATCTTAATCCGATATTAGTATTTCCTACTGCTGGTAATCCCATTACTCAGCATCTCTTATTGCT